GCTATTCACTCCTGAATAGTCCACCTCCGTCAACTTGAAACCCGCAAGGTTGGCAAGGGCATTGGCGATTTCTCGAATGACCTGAACAACAGCGATTGCATAGGGAAGAATTGCGTTTAGTGCGGGAATGAAGATGTTACCGATCGCTCGTGCGGCCTGTGTAAGCTGTGCTTGCAAGATACGAAGCTGGTTTGCGGGAGCTTCCAGCGTTCTTGCCATATCGCCCTGAGCGGTTGTCACCTGAGTCATAATGGCGTAGTATCTCAGCTCGGCCTTTTCTGCCTGCGTCATGTTGGCAACGCTTTCCTTGATACCAAGGTTCAAAGCGGTCTGCTCCAACCGTGCCTGCGACAAATCATAGCCCAAGCGCCGCAGAGGTTCCAACTCACCGGAAATACCGGACTGTAACTTCTGCATAGCGTCTTCAATGGAAATATTGAAGAAGGAAGAAATATCGTAGCCGAGCTGTGTCAGGTTTTGGCTCATGAGCTGCGCTCGTTCAGCCGTGTCACCGAAGCCGGTCAGTAGCGTGTTGAAAACGCCCTGATTGCGGAGCCACTGTGCCGGGTCGATACCCATGACATCAGATACCTTTTCAGCGTAGTTTTGAGCTTCGGCGGCATACTGCCCCAAGGCGACCGTGAACAGGTTCAGGTCTTCTTGGTACTTATTGGACTCCGTGACCGCCTGTGCGATGAAATGACCGATTTTGCGGAAAGTGATTGCAACAGCGGCGACATTCAACGCTTTCAATCCGCTCGTGAACTGCCCGGTAGTGGAGGTTGCTTTACGGGCAGAAGCATTGTATTTCTCCGTGCTGGTAATCAGCTTTTGGATTTTGGACGGAAACGCCGAGAAACCGTTGGACACCTTCTGCATTTCATCGGCAAAAGGCTTCATGGCGGCGGCAAGAGCGGTCATCTGCTGTGTGAACTTGTCAATGTCCGCCGCTTCCAAATCCTCGATCACCTTCGGCAGCTTGGAGAGCTGATTGATAAAGGTGGTCATATTGGCCTTACCCAACTCGGAGAGAGGGCGTAAGCCGTTGACAAGGGAAGTCAGCTTGTCGCCGTCCGTCCATTTCAGGCCAGCGAGAGCGGTGTTGATTGCCGTGAGCTGGTTGGCGATGGAGGAAGAAATCTTCACATTTCCAACCTGACTCAGAGCGGTCAGCGCATTGGTAAGCCGGGTGATCTTCTGCGAAGCGTCACCGCTGTTCAAGCCTTTCAGAGAATTGGAAAGCTCCCGAATACCCTGAGCGGTCTTGCTCAGACCCGTTGCGCCGCCGTTGGTAGCGGTTTTCAAACGATTGAGTGTGTTAATCAGGTTTTGAAGCCCTGCGACCGCCTGCGTACTGTCATTGACGATCTGAAACTCCAACCCCTGAATTTCCACATTGTCAGCCACTTACGCCACCACCTTTCTCTTGAAATTTCTTATTGACCGACACCATAAAGGCTTCCATGTATGCCTTGGCTTGGTCATCGTGTTTTTCTTGAAGCTGCTTCTGCTGTTTCTTGTCCTGCCGACTGAACAGCTCATAGGGGCTTTCCCGATACGGCGTGGGCTTGGTTCCCTTCTTGGCGAAAGCACGAAGAACCGGGGCAGCGTCAATAAGAGCTTCGTAAAAATAAGCTCCTTGGAGCCAAGCGTCTTGATTTCTCAGGTCTTGCCTGATTTGCGCCGCCTTTCGGTAATACTTCACCAATTCGCAATCCTGTTCCCAAAACTGCTCATAGGTCATGCCAATGGAAAGATAGTACGGGAAAACCTCATAAAACTTTGGTGTGTAAGCGAGAAGGGGAGCGGGGCGATGGTCGCCGCCGCCCCCCTCACTTCTGGAAGATCGGTCGCTTACCAGCCGGTCTTCCAGCTCAGGTTTCCCTCGTTGCCCTCCTGCTCAGGCTCGTCCAGCAGACTCAGCAGGGGGTCGTTATACATCTCTACCAGAGCGGCAATCAGCTCGTCCTTGTGGTTCATACGAGCGTAAATGCTGTCGATCACATCACGCTTCACGAACCGATGATGGGCGAGGAACGCACCAGCAAACAGAGCCGGAAGCAGGGTCATAGGCTTGCGCTCCACATCGGCGGCAACAAAGCCGTTCTTCTCCATTGCTTCAACGGTCTTGCGGGTGTATTCCAGCGTGTAGGTCACGCCGGTAGTGGGGTCATTGATCGTCAACTGCTTTGCCATGATAAATCCTCCTTATCAATACGGCGATTGTTGGTGTCTTAGGTTGCGGAGAAAGCGATGGGGGTGGAAGGAGCGATGGTGATGTTCATGTTCACCACTTCGTTCACACCGCCGCCCACGGGATACACGGACAGCTCACCGTCAAAGCTGAACTTGCCGTTAGAGCCATCGGGAGTAACAGTGCCATCGCTCTCGGTGCCGCCAAACCAGACCGCATAGCTGACCTTCTTGCCTTCCAAAGCCTTGAGGGTCTGGAAATCAGCCAGCGTGTAGTTAGCGGTGAAGGACAGACCATCGAGGGACTGGATACCGGCGATGTAGGTCTGCATATTGTCGCTCAGAGTGGTGGTTTCCAGCATTTCGGGTTCGCCGCCGAGGTCAGGAAACTCCTTAATGTCGATCAGCTTGCTCCACTGTTCGCCAGTGTCGGCTTTCTTCATCAGAAAAACCTTGTAGGTGGAAATAGCCATTTCATTTACCTCCTATAAAGAGTGGTTCCGTCCGTTTCTGCCTTGTATCGGGCAACCAGACGATAGATTGTTGCGTTCTCCAAATTGGGAACCGGGGACAGAGAAGTACGCCGGAAATTCTTGGCGTACATGAGATCGTCCACAAACCTCATGATTTTTCGGCAAACGGATTTCTTACCGCCTGCCTTATCGGAGTAGACATTCACCTCGTACATCAGCGTGGCGAACCTCTCCGTATCGCCGCTGTCCATGTGAGCTTCCGTGGTGTAGTTATCCTGCTCCACCAAACTCACATAAGGGAAACGGGTAGGGGCATTGACATACTCGCCGCTGACCAAGATACCGGGAAACTGCGCTCTCAGGGCTTCCGCAATCGGCGTGTAGATTTGACTCTCCACATCAATCATGAAAACACCTCCTTCGCAATTTCCGTGAGCCGGTCTTGCAGCTCCTTTACCGTTTCGTACATCGGCATATTGGCGGGGTTGCCGTGAGTGATGACCACGAACCCGCCATTCTTCTTTTCTTTCAGCACTCCGTTCGTGCCGGGTTCGCCGTAATAGCCCCAAGACTGTTGCTTGCCGTGACCTTGACCGTACTCGCCACGCTTCATATTGCGATCTCTGGCTTCCGGGTGGTTATCGGGATAGGTCACGCCTGTGCCGAACTCGATAAATAAAACCGCTTTACCGACTGCCACAATCGCCCTTGCATTTTCACCTCGATATTCCGCAGATACAACAACATCATTTGTGCCATCATAGGCTGCGTCATCGAAACACGCAGAAGCAATTCCAACCCCCATCGCAACTAAGCGTTCAAGAAAAACCGTTGTACGATCTCGAAGCCAAGTTTTACGATTTTCAGCTTCCCGTATCAGCTGCTCAATTCCTCTCCCGGAGAGCGGAACATTGATTGTCTGACTCACGATACCGTCACCTTACTGACCGCATAGGAAATGGAGTTAAGGGACTTGGCGACCCGCTTGACCATGTAATCGTAGAGCGGCTTCCCGTCCTTGTCATACTGCGGTTCTTTGTCGATGAACAGCACGGTATTCTCGTCAATGGGGCAGCTCAGGTCATCGGTGACGATCACCTTGTCGTACCCTGCGAAATTACCGAACTGCTCCACCTGAGCGGAGCCGGTCGCCGCCGAGATATTGGCGTTCATCGCCACGGCAGGCTTGTAAACTACCAGTTCCTCGCCGGTTTCGTTGCCGTACTCGTCCTTGGCGGGAGCCTTGCTGTCATACAGCAGATACCAGAAGGGCGATTTGTTGCGGTTCAGCGTTCTCATGCACTCAACCTCCCATCACAGCGGCAAAGGGAACAATGTCCCTCAGCAGCGTAGGCGGCACATCGCCGTCTTCATAGGAGCGGGAGATACCGTTCTCGCTGTGAGCGGTCTGCCCTTCGGCTCCCCGCTTGTTCAGCAGATACACAGCGATCTCCACCTGAATGTGAGCGTATTGGTCAGGAACAGCGGTCACGGTAGGGTCGAAGGGGTATGCCTTGCGGCACACCTTGTTTCCGGCGATAGAAAGGTAGGTGGAAAGCGTGTCCTCGTCTGTCTCGCCGGTCATGGCTTTCACCATTTTCAACTTCTCAGCGTCCGTCATGCTTTCCACCTTTCCTTTCTAAACTCTCTGTTTTACTCCTGCGCCACTCTTAGCCGCCAGCAACGGCCTTAGTGTTCACAGGGTTGTTTGCGTCATTGGCGATGAAGACGCTGCGGCTGTAAGTGGGAGCGGTAAACTCGGTAGAGATACCGGTAAACTTACCGTGGAACCACTCAGGGCCGTGGTCAAGGCCGATCTGACCAAAGAGCTGATACTTCTCACCAGCGCCGACCTTTGCCAGCGGCTCAAGGAAGAAGTTGCCCTTGCCGGGGACAGGCTGATAAACGGGAGCCAGAACGCTCAGGTTCAGCAGCAGGGCAGTACCGGCAGGCAGGTACTCGCCAAGGTACAGGTAGACAACGCCGATGGGCGTGACCACGCTGGACAGGGAGATACCGTTGATGTTACGGGCAGCGGGAACCACGGTCAGACCGTTCTGAACAGCGTCAGCGTTGATCTGGAACATGGTCACAGCGTCACACCACAGGCACAGGCCCTCGGTGGGAGCGTTTGCGCCGTAAATCTTCTTCACCATATCGGCAATATCCCACAGGCCGAGGGGCTTGGAAGCCATCGCCGTAGTGTTGGTGGTGATTGCGGGAATCATGCCACGGGTCTTGTTGACCTTGGTGTCATCAGTGGCCTTGCTGTAAACGCCGTTAATGAAGGTGTACTCAATGTCGGCATTGACCTTCATCATCTTGGCGGCAACCTGAAAGTCCAGCTCGTTCATGGGGTTGGCCTGCTGACCCGCCACATTGATACCGCTCAGAGTACCCATGTTAGACATCTTCCCGTAGGAAATGCCCACAGACTCCTGAAAGATCTGAGTCACATTGGTCTTCTGCGCACGGGTCACAACGGTGGCGGCAGGGGCGGTCAGAGAAGCACTCTCGCTGATAGCAGGCTGAGCGCCGCCGCCAGAGGTGAACTCCTGACCGGTCGGGAACTCAACATGGTTCGTGATTTTAGCACGACCGCCGATGATGGAACTCAGAGGGGTGCGGGTGTTGCCCTTGTTAAAGAGCATACCGGAGTAATTGAGTACCCCGAAACTCATAGCAAACTGATCTGCCATAGTAAAAACTCTCCTTTACTCTTTTTTCGCCTGTGCTTCCGCTTCGGCTTGCAGGCGAGTGTAGTAAGCAACGGCGGCAAAATCGCCGTTTGTCCGTGCTTCCTCGATTTTCTTGGCGTAATCCATCTCGCCAGTACCGCCACCGGCACCGGGAGTGGGCTTGGGGGTCTTTTTCAGAGCGTCAGCCTTGACCTGTTTTGTATACTCGTCAAGGAACTTCTGCTGGTTGGCAAACACCTTGGCAGAGTCACCATCAGCCATTGCCTTTGCGGTGTCCTCGGCAAGAACCTCGTCATAGCCCTGAGCGATGAACTTGGCCTTGAACTCGGAAACACGCTTGGCTTCCCGCAGCTCGGAAAGCTCCTTCTCCATGTTGGCGAACTTTTCCTCCTGCTCCTGCTTCTTCTTCTCGTCCTCACCCAACAGAGCGTTGTGCTTACGCTTCCACTCAGCGGCTTCGGAGTTGGCCTTGGAAACAGCGGCTTTCTGCTTTTCCAGCTCGGCGGCGTTGTCCTCATACTCGAACGCTTCCAGAGCTTTCAGCTTGTCTTCCGCAGACATTTCCGCATAGCCCGTGATTTTGCTGGTGTCGATCTTTGCCATAATGATTACCTCCTGCGTTTAACAAGGCTGTTCACTCAGCGCTATTTTCCGTTTTTACGGGTTGTCTCCCGTTTGCGATTAAGGTCTTCCCTGACCATTCAACGCCTTACGGCGGTCAAATTATTGTCTTCGCCTTTCTCATATCTCCGAAAAGACTGAGCTTTCACGGACTGTCCGAAAACTCCGAGGGCATTGGAAGGAAAAATAAAAGGGCTACCAATACCTTTTCGGTATCAGTAGCCCCACGGCTGTCAGTCAAGCCCTTGCCTGACCCACTCAATATTTCTTTTTCCGGCGTATCTCAATAACCACGATGGAGCTGTCCTCCACCTTGACTTCCGCCTGATTGTGGTGCTTTAAGATTTCCTCAATCTTGCTGACCGCTTCCGGGGTCAGTTTCAGCTCCCTTGTTTCCACCATCAGGATTAACCTCCTTCTGTTTGGTTACGAGTTCAGCGGCCTTTTTCTCCTGTTCCTCAGCGTAATCCATACTCATACGGTACGCAAGCTGCGGGTCAGAGAACAAACCACAATGGGTAAAGGCCAGAACCGGGGCGATCTTCGGATTGGCAAGCATGGCAGTCAGCACATTTGCCTTTTCCGTGATATTCTCGTAATTTCTGCGGGTAAAGCGGATTTCCAGACCGCTGAGTTTCAGTGTCAGGTCGCTCAGGTCACGGCAGATACGCAGAACCAACTTCAAGAAATCCTTCTCAGACTGCTTGAACATCAGCTCGGAGTCCTTGGCTCTGGCTTCCGCCGCCGACCAACCATCACGCATGATGACCGCAGAGCCGGTATCGCTGGTGGAAGAACCACCGTTGCGGTTCGGCATACCACAGATCGTCAGGACGGTGTTATACATACTGTCCACGAGGGTCTGTGTCTGTGTCTGGTTCATTTCTGAGGTCAGATACTCGATCTCGGCCTTGAACTGCGGGTCAATGTCCTTGTACTTGATAGCACCCTCGTCACGAAGCTGGCGGAAATCCTCAGTGTTAATATCAACATTGTGAAACAGCATGAGCGCCTGTACGAACTGCTCCACACCGTCAAGGCGGTTGCTCTCCACGGTGTTAATAGCGTCCAGCAGGGGGAGAACGATCTCAAAAGCACCCAGCCGAGCCTTATTTGCCGGGTACTCGATGATAGGAATACCCAAAATCTGAGGTTCGCTCCGAATGATCGCCCAAGTATTCTCCACTTCGTAGTAGTGGTCACGGGTGTAGCAACTGAAAATCAGGTTTCCGTTCTCGTCCTTCACATACTTTACGCCCATCATGGCAGGGTTGCCGAGAGCGGTGGAGTAGACCACAAAGGCAAAGCGGGGGTCAAGAGTGAAAATCTCGAAAGGAGCTTCGTCTTCCTCTACATCGGCTTCCCCATCAGGAAGCACCATACGATAGGAAGTACCACCAATGTGCGACCAGTCCGCCAGTTCCTTGTCCTTGGCAGGCTTATCCTCACTGAGAACATAATCGTTCAAGCGGCTGACCTCAGCGGAAATGCTCTCGTCATCGCTTCGGCTCACATACTGAACGGGTTCGCCCATCAGATAGCCGACCTTGAAGGACACGATCTCATTGGCTCGGTTTTCAACGACCTTGTTGCAGATTTCAGGACGTACTTCCTTTTCCCGGTAAAGCACGGGCTGATCTCCACGATAGTACCGATAGAGATAGTCAATGTCGGCGCTGTTTTGCAGATGGACGAACAAAGCCTTTTGCAGAACATCAATGATGTTCCCGGCATTGATTTCGGCAACATCGGTATAGATCACACGGCGACCAAACAACGCTCTCGCACCCACTTACAGCACCTCCTTTCCACCCTATCGTTATCTGCTCATTCGTATACCGTTTTGTTGGTTTCTGCTGGTTTCTAACTATAAGTATACCTTTGTGTCCAATGGTTGTCAATAGTTAATCTTTAAGCATACCATTCGCCACAGTATTTGTCAAAACCAATCTTTCAGTAGGGACGCTTGAAGACCTCCACCTTACCCCCGGACAGCATACGGATTTCGTTCTCCAATAAGGAGAGGGAGTCAGGAGCGTCATCGTGTGGAACCTTGCCGGAGCGGGTGTAGGTGGTCACTTCCTTCATGAAGTTCCAATAGTGACTGCCCCGCTTGTAGGTGGAGGGGTGCTTGAAGTAGAAGTTCTTCTTGATGTTGTCGGAAGCGAACTCGATACGGGTCTGCTTGTTGGAGATCGTGCGCTTCGTGCGGATACCCACGGAGTACCCTCGATCTCGAATAATCTGGTCAACATCTCTGGCATAATACTGACCGGCGTTGTTGGACTCAAAGACAGCGGAAGCAACCTTGTTCTCGATCAGGCACTTGGCACATTCCGGCTTCGTCACCTCAGCGGGAGAGTCATCAAAGACCACATCAACGATATACACAGCATTGCCGTATATCATCGCCACCGGCATGGAAGTAGAGTCCGAGCCGCTTTCTGCCGTATCGCCAACGGCGATAATGGTATCCGGGTCACGGTCTTTCGGCAGCTCGAAGAAGTAGTTCAGCTCGTCCTTGTTGAACAGTAGACCCTTCGCTTCAAAGGGCTGTTGCTGGAACTCGCTCTCAAACTGCTCTGCGCTCAGAAGTTCCCGTTGCTCCCGGAAGTAGGCGGTGGTAAAGACCTTCTTGCCCTCCCGTTCGTATTCATAATTGCTCTCGTCCGTCACAAGATCGAGGGCGGGTATCTCAATCGCTCTCCAAGCCCAGCCCTCCCGCTGTGCGTGTTCCTGCACACGACCGATGGGGTCATACAGGGAATAGCGAGTGCCGGTAAAGACCATCGGCGTACCTTCAATGGCACGACCCATAATATCGCCGGAGATCACTTCCCACTTATCATCAAGCCGCTGGCGGTTTTTGGCTTCCTCACGACCTTCCACACAGTCATCAAGGTAGAGAACATTGGTGGCTTCTGACAAGCCCACCTGTCGAGCGTCAATGGAACGACACATGATGGTGGGGAAACGGGACTTGCTTTTCAGGTTCACCGTCTTCGTGTCGGCGTTGGTCTGTACCAGCCGTGCGTCCGGGAATACATCGTAGAACAGATACTCGTTGGGGACTGTCAGATATTCCAGACAACCATTGTAGAAACTCTTTACAAGGTCATCGCCTGTCCCTTCCATCAGGGTCGAGCGGTCAGGAAACTTGCCAGAGAGCATATTCACAAAATTGATGCCTGTTTGTGACTTACCCGCTCGTTTCGGCATGGAGATCGTCAAAAGGCGCAGTTTCCCGTCCAGAACATCTTGAAACCCTTGCACCATCGGCCTGAGATAGTGCTTGCGGGGTGCATAAAACCGCTTTTCTGGCTTGCGGTCGAGTTCAATGTAAGTCATGAAGGAGTCAAAATCATGGGGCGCTTCAAAGAGAAGACACCGCCGCCACTGTTCATAGAACTTCGCCCCGCCGCCACGGACTACCTGATCGGCGGAGAGTGCCAGCAGTTCCTTGTTTACCTCATGTGCCGCCGAGAAATCCTCGGTTTCCCACTCCCGGCATAGAGAAAAAAGGTCACTGTACGCCCCGTTATCTCCCGGTCGGCGGTCGATCACGGCTCGGATAGAGCCGGAGAGTTTTTCATAATTCATGTGTATTTCCTTTCCAGATAAAAAGAGGGACTACCTCTTTTGAGATAGCCCCTCGGCTGTCCTTCCGTCTTTACGGAAGTCTTATCTTGATTTTGCCATCAGCTCGGCAAATTCCCTACTGTTTTTCTTGACCGTTCTCTCAATCAACCTTCCGTTGCTGTAAAGCACCCTGAAAAGAACGGTAGCAGAAAAGATGTTTCGGGATTGGCTCGTGGCCTTTTTGATGCCGCTAAAACCTCCTACCACGGCACCGGCGCTGCCAAACATCAGACCGCCAACCGCCGCTCTACCGAGAGATACATTTTTGCCCCGGCTAATTGACTCCTGCCCCATGCCATCATCACAAGGCTCAGCGGCAACCGGAACAGGCTTTCCAACTTGCAAGGGGAAGGTTGGATATTCTTTTCGGAAATCCTCAATGAGATCACTCCATTCTTTATCCGGCAAATCCCAAACGCTTTCTGGTTTATTTCCATTCATCGCCACCAAAGCGCCCGTAAGTGTTGCGTTATCCGAGCTGACCATGATTTCAGTTCTGTCTTCCAGTTTCCTCAGATAAAACACAAACGGGAGAGAACCCTTCCCCATGCGAAACTTTGTCCGAACCTCAATGCTCTCATTCGGACACTCCTGTTTAACAGTACAAGAGTGTTCACAGACTCTTTTGATAAGCTGATAACTTTCGCTGGTAGTCATGGGTAATGAAAACTGATAGTACGCCATTATCAACCAACCTTTCTCGACCGGTCATACCATGTGGAACGACTGATACCAAGCTCCCGGCAGCAGTCCGCTACGGTGATAAGACCGTCTTTTTGTTTTTGAGCGAGTTTTTCAAACTGCTCGTCATCAATCTCGGAAGCGGGTCTGCCGAACCCTCTGCCGGTCTTCACCGACACCCGCTTGCCATCGATAACCGGCATAGCGGCGATGCCCTCAGCCTGCCGCTGTTTGGTCTTCTTGCGCTCCTGCTCGGCAACAGCACCAAGGACTTCAATCAGAATGTTGTTGACCATTTCCAGCACCCATGTCTGGTCTTTGAAGTCAATCAGCGTGGTCGGAATGTCGAGGATACGGACGATCACGCCCTTCTGCTTGAACCATTCCAGTTCTCGCTTCATTTCGTCCTTGTTGCGCCCAAAGCGGTCGAACTCCTTAACGATGACTTCATCACCTTCCTGCACAATGGCTTTCAGAGCATTGTACTGAGGGCGGTCGAAGCTGCTTCCCGTGATCTTGTCGCAGTACACATTCTCGTCAGGAATATCGAACTTCTCACGAGCGACCTTGAGCTGTCGAGCAAGGTTCTGTTCCTTGCTGGACACACGACCAAGGAAGTATTTCATTGAACGCTCACCGCTTCCCACGACATTTTCTCCATGTTGTTAAGGTATCGAATGAAGTCATCGCCAAACTCATGACTTCCTGCAATCGCAAGATAAATGAGAAGTTTCAGGGATACGCTGTCATCTTGCCGATCGGGGTAAATGGTCAGATTTTCGTTTTTGAAGTGAACAATGCAGTTATTGTCCCCACACATTTTCAGGAAGGGATAGCACTCTCCCGCTCCGCCCTTGAACATGAAGATGGGCGGAATGACCACGGTGCTGTCTTTCTTGATGACCTCGCCGTGAGGAACGAGCTTGTATGCGTCATTCAACTTCAAAACCTCCTTCCGGCAGACGGGTATTGGCAGGAACAACGATGACCTTATAATCCATCGCTCTGAGCATGGTGGTCAGCAGGGACACAGGAATGTCCTTGACATTTTTGTTATTCAAGCGTTCCCAAATGGTAGCGTTAGATACATTGAGTCTTTTTGCGAGTTCAGCATTGGAAAGAGACTTGGAAGCCATGATCTCTTTCAGGATTTCTCGACCTCTCATATTTATCACCTCGGCTTTATTATACATATCAAGTGTTTTATTGTCAAGCGTTTTCTTGAAATTGACCTTTTTATTTTTTACGGGTATTTTTCACTTCACCCCGCCCTCGCTGCCGCTGGCATATCCCCCGCCCCCGGCACCCGTTCCCGCCGATCAAATCAGGCCGAAAAAGCGCAAAAATAACCGCCCCGGAGCTATTCCGGGGCGGCGTTTCATTTATTCAATTTCAATATTTCAATCAGGATTTGCACTGGCAGTAGGAGAATTAACAATACAATATACACGCTTCCACCGCCTTTATATTTCCATTCTTGCAAATTCCTTCATCTCTGCGGCGAGGTCTTCCGGGCTATTTGCCCATCTGCTGACCCATTCCGGGAAATGGTGAGAAAGATAGCTTTTGAGGTTGTCAAGGTTGTCCGGCTTGGTGGCTATGAGCTTTATAGCCTCTACAAAATCCGCCGCCGCTTTCGCTACTCTCTCAGGCGTATAAAGCACCTTGCAGGACTTTCCACCGGGGCAAATAAACTCTCGATCTTTTCCGGCGTGTTCGCAATGGCTCACGCAATTCTTGCAATTATCATACTTAACCATGATATAACCCCCTTAAAACAAAATAAACAGATTAGAGCAACGCCCAATAATAGCGTATAACTGCCCGGCTTCGGTATCTTCGACTAATCCGCCATTGATACCATAAACACCCGTAGAATAGCCCACTTTTTCGAGCCTGCGCAGCGTGTAAATATACTCGCTCGGCTTATTGGTGTAATCTTCCGCCACTCCGAGCCGCACAAGCTCCCGCAGCTCTTTTAATTTGTACTTTCTCATGCTTTCCGCTCTCCCTTCTGTAATTCTCTGTAAATCAGGCTTGTTAAAAGCTGTTCGGCCTGCTGTTCGGTGTACCGGGTTTTTTCCTGCTCTGTTTCTTCGAGGATTGCGCCGAGGTCATCAACCGCCGAACGATTGTAAAAATACAAGGTATCGAGGACAGACGGCAGACCGGCGCACCAGTCAGCAAAAGCGGCGGATTCACTTCCGTGATAATAGCGGACATCTTGCAGACACCAGTATTTTTCACTTCTGAAAGTATCGAGGATAAAAGCGGCGATCTTGGGGAACTCCTGCGGCGGGTTGTCCGTGTACCCTTCCGGCGTGAAATTATCCATGATATACGCCCGGATATTTTCGACGGCTTTCTTGCTATTTGTTCTTAACATTGTCAAAACTCCCTTCATCAATCGGCATCAAGTGTTTTATTGATGATTAGAGTATATCAAGTGTTTTATTGATTGTCAAGTGTTTTATTGATATTTTATCAAGTTTTTTATTGACGCTTGCAACCGTCTGAAAAACTACACTTTTTCACACTATACATTATAAAGGCCAAAAACGCCGCCCCGATCAGGCCGGAACCCCGGCAGCGCCCGCCCCGGGGAACCCGCCGCCGATCAGCCGGGAAAAGGAAAAGCCGCCGACCCCGTGGGGAGATCGGCAGCTCTGTCAAAGTCGCAGACCCTCGCCGGAAAGTCGCAAAGTCGTTCGGGCGAAAGTCGTGAAAGTCGCAAAGTCGTTCGGCATAGTCGTAAGCCATAGTCGCAAAAGTCGTGAAAGTCGCTCAGTCCTCCGGGTCATAGTCGCTGGACGCACCCACCACATCTTCGAGGTACTTCTTCTCCAAGTCCTCGGCGGGAACCTGATCTCCGAGCTGCTGGTTGGGTGTCAACACGACCTCCTGCTTGTCCGCATAGCCGAAATGGTTCTTCATCAGGAAGATTGCTGTGACGGGATTGACCTTTCCGTTCTGTGCGTAATCTTCCATTTGTGCGTTCAAAAATTGATACGCTTTTTTTATAAGGTCACGGCTTGCGGGGGGTAAATAGTCGCTGTCGATACCATTAGCCCATGCCCATAATGTTTTCCTGTGTACTCCGAAAGCCAATGCCATTCCTGCAACGCTTGGCTTCATATCGTCCTCAGCACAGATTTCAAGATACTGACCAATGCGTTCCTTAACCTGTGCAGGCTCCTTCATGTCGGGTGTCTCCCAATCCCACATTCTCAGCGAGTGGGTAATATATTTCCGATTTTCACCCGGCTCCATGTGAACGCTCAGAGCGTCAGTTCTGTCAGGCCGCTTATTGCCGCCAGTACCCTTCGGTCTGCCCCGACCACGCTTTTCTACAATTTCATCTGCCATAGTCGTATTCTCCTTTCAAAGTCACCAAGGTGATAAAGGTGAGTAATCGGGTGCATTTCCCTATAACTATTTCTATATACGCGCGTATAAGAGAGAGTTATAGGCATTTATGCCCGATTACTCACCTAACTCACCTAAAATACGAAAAACAATTTTTCAAAACACGCCAATTTGAAAAAAGTCTTTGCAAAAACACTCACCTTTATCACCTTTATCACCTTTGTCACCTAACTACCAGTCGGCATTGATGACCACTTTGTTTCCGTGGGCGAGTGCTTCCGCCACAACACTCTCCACACCGTCCCAGTTGTAGACCTCTTTCTTCACGGCGTAATCGACAAGCTGCTTTGCCTGCTCGTTGTCAAGAACCATGTCCTTACCATACCAGTCGTTTTCCTTAGTTCGCTTCTCGTAAGGAACATAATAGCCAAGCCTTTCCAGAAAGTCGTACCAGAGCCGACCACCGCTGTCGGTGCTGGCAACATCTACCGTTGTAATGACCTTGCCACAATGAGGGCAGCGGATATCTTTGCGTTCCATGACCGAAATATCAAGACCCATTTTCCAACACCTCCTGAGCTATTTTCACCAGCTCGACCAAATCATAGAACCGCCGAGGGTCTAACCCGGTCTGCTGCTTCACCTTGTTCAAGTGATGGAGAACGGTATTTCTGTGTGCGAAAATAGCACGGGCAACATCGGTGACATTCATATTGTGATTTGCCATCGCTATGACAATGTGAGCGTCTTCCTTATTCATGGTCGATTTCCTTTCGCAGCTCGTCATAGAGTTCCGAAAAGCGGCGGTTCCAGTGGCGCAGTCGCCAGAGGAATAGACAGCCCACAACAATCCATTCAACGGCGGCAATAGTTGTCAGAATGTCACTCATGCTCTATGCTCCTTTCTCGCAAAGCGGTTGAGCAACACGCTCACGGTGAGCTGACCAATCCTGTTCACATAGAGGCAGTTGAAGCGGTCAGGGTGAGGAACACTGTTGCCGAGGTCGATGACCAGATCACGGGTGTTGTAGGAAATGTCCTTCGTGATAGTCGGCGTGGCGTAGATCACCACATCACGGTTCATCGTGGCCTGCAAGAGACTCTTGGTTTTGGAGTGCGCCACCGTCACAGTTGCGTTACCGAGGGTGAGGTACTTTGCCAAGTTCTGAACGGCGTGACCCCGGCCTACAATGGTAATGTCCTTAGCGTGAACCAAGTCCAATGCCAGCAGGAGCGCCAAAGTTGCCTGAGACACCGATGACATTCCCTGTGAGTAGGAGTGGTCAATGTCAACCTCGGCGGTGAGTTTAATGTCAGACGGGACGGTTTCTCTGTCTACCACAACGGCCTTGTACGGAGGGCAAGGGTACTGAGTGAGATCACAGTCAATACCTAACAGGTCAGCCTTGCGCTTGACCGCTTTCAGAAATACGCTCTCGTAGGAACCCAGCAACAGCAGTTTGCCGGTAGGGTGAAAGCGGGTGGTTTCCTCGTCCAAGGTGGCAGAAAGCGTTTTGATTTGCTCCATTACATCATTCATAGTGCTTCTCCTTTCTTTCAAAGTCATGGAGGGAAATCATCTTTTCACGGGTGAGTTTGTCAACCACTCGACCGATCTCGGAGTAGCCGCAGACCGCCGCCAGCCGTTCAAGGTTTCCCTTGGTCTGCGCCGTGACTACGATGGAAATACGGCGGAGGTTCTTTTTCTCAGTTTTCATCGCTTTCCTCCTTGTTGCCGTGAATGGAAGCAGAGATGAATGACTGCAACAGCACAAAGGCTTCTTCTTTGGTCGCACCAGCATTGAGTAAAGCCCTGTAAAAATTCAGAGACATTTCAGCCAAAGCACCAACGGCGTTCAGCAATTCTCTCACAGCGTCATTATTCATCGTCCTGTTCCTCCGTGAACACGGTTCCCTCGAACCCTTCCGCTCGACCGAGAAGTCTCCACAGTCCCTCGTCCTGTTCACCACAGCAGGGACAGGATTTTGCGGCGATTTTTCCGAGCTTCTGAGGAAAGTCCTCGTCTTCCTCGACATACAGAAGGTGTTCACATTTACGGCACATGAAGACGGTAAACATCGGGGGTAGTGGGATAGGCCGCTTTCGTCCACAACGATGACAGACCCACTCGTGCTTCCAGTCTTCACGAGTCATTTCATTGCCACATACACACTTTTTACTCATGTTTATCCTCCATTCGGTCGCAATCGTCAGAGATTGCACAGTCTTCACAACCCTTATAATAGAAGCAGTCCCGGCAACAGGAAATGACAGGCATACACCGCTCAGCGTATTCTTCACAGTTGGCAACAGGGCAAGTGCCATCAACGCAGGCAACGCCCACATAATCGGGGCAGTATTCAGGTTTCATCATTGCTGTCCCCTTCCGTCAAAGCTCTTGCGAGATCGTCAATCATCTGGTGCATGACTCTATCGCCAACATCATCTTCGTTCTGACACCAGAAGGAGAATTTCAGGTGTAGCAGCTCATGAACCAGCGTCTTTTCAAAATTGAACGGCACAATGCGGTCGCCGTAACAGGCAGGATTGATGATCTCAATACGAGCGGTCTTAATTGCTTCTGACCACTCGGTACAGCCTGCGGCATTACGCACCATCATTTCTTCCGGGTGAAGGTGGGTCAACAGCTTTATCCGCCACTCCTGCAAGCAGAGTTTTCGCTTCCACTTTTCCAGCAGGGCGAGTTCTTCATTGGTGGCAATCATACTGTCACCTCCTGTTCACGAGGGAGTTTTACGATGTTACCATCTTTCAGATCGTCAGTGCTGAGTTGATAGGACACCAACTGCATACCGTGAGCCGTGACCTCTACACCATTGAAGAACCCCGCAATAATGCCATCGGGAATATCAAGAGTAATTTTCATCACGGACGCTCCTTTACAATGCGGATTTTTCTCAGGCGTTTGCCGCACCGCTTACAGATTTCATAATTGCTCTGCCAGCGGTGAGAACCATTACGGCACCTGACCTGAATATGAACATACGGGTCTGCTGTGTGGATACCGAAGCGGCATAGGATAGAATTGCATGAACGGTTCATTAGGACGCTCCTTTCAGTCTGAGGTTCTTGTAGACGGGGTAGCCCTGATACACAACCTTGCCGCCGTGCCACTCAGGGTGCGTTTCCATGTCGGCGTTGAACCGCTTGGCAGAACAGGCAAAGTACCCGTTGGACTTGCACCAAATCTTGTAAGCGTCAAACAGAGACTTCGAGCGGGTGTTGACCCCCTCAGCCTGTTCACAGCGTTCTTCGAGGAACTGCAAGCACAGATCGTTGTCACGCTCGTACTGGTTGACTACCTTCCGCATGGCGGGGGACATTTTCAGACCGAACCGCTTGTACTTGAAGTATCCGGCGACCAGCCAAGCGAAAATGCCCTGCATAGCTTCCTGTGTCTGGAACTCATTTTTCAGGTTCTTGTCCTGCTCCGCTTCGGTGAAGTGGCGGTTAAACTCAATGACCCGTACACGGTCGGAAGCGAACAGGGACTTATCGCTGACGGTGGGAAGATCGTTACAGGAAAGCCAAAGGGTGAACTGCGGCAGGAAGGTCGTGGCAGTCTCATAGAGGTTCCGAGCCTTGATTTCCTCGCCGCCTGTGAGCTGCTTGATCGTTTCTTCGTCCAGCTTGCCATACTGGTTGCTCTCTGCCATCGTGACGAACCGCTTGCCTTTCAGGGAAGCCAGCATGGGGTTCGCTGCTTCGGCGTTCTTCGACCGCTCTGCCTTGCAGATGATCGACACGGGAGACACGGAAGCATAATCACCGAGAAGGTGGTGAATTGCCGAGAGCATGGTGGACTTGCCGTTGCGGGTGGTCTTGCCATGGAGAATGAACATACATTCTTCGTTCGCCATACCCAGCATGGAGTAGCCCAGCGCCTTTTGCAGATAGTCAGCCTTGTCTTCGTCATTACAAGTAACTTCTGCAACGAACTTTTCCCAGCGGCGACACCGTGCGTCCTGCAAGGTATAGTTGAAATTGGTCTGCATGGTTAGGAAGTCGTGCCAGTCATGCTCCCGGAACTCCATCTTTTCGAGGTCAAATGTGCCGTTCTTGCAGTTGATAAGGTAGGGGTTTGCGTCAAACTCCGCCGAAGCGATGGGAAGAACGCTGGCAGCGTCCTTCATCAACCGGTCACGGAAGCGCCGGTCGCCCATCTTCACGATGAACTTCATGTACTCGCTACGGCGTTCCTCATTGGCAATCTCACCGCAGTAGAGAGCCATCAGGCGGCAGAACTCTTTGATCTTTTCCGCTACCAGCAGAGAACCCGTGTCCTTGCGCCATGCGCCCTCGGAGTAGGTGAACCAGCTTTTCGCTTCGGGGCAGTAGCGGGTATCGTTCTTGTAGCACTCGGAGAACAACTCCGCCATGCCGGACTCGTCCCACGAATACCCCGTGCCGCTGATCGGGTGGCTATGCTCAGGCTGTGCTTCCTTAATCTGAAACATCACACGGGATTGAGCTTCGTCCATGATGTAACGACCATTGGAGAGCTGAAAAAGCTCCTGATCTTCTTCGGGGGCAGTCATGATTTCATCAGCCATTTTCAGCACTCTCCTTTGCGAACTTTTTCAGGGGTTGAAGGTCGGCTCTGACCTTCTTGATGTACTTCTCTACGATAGACTCAACCTCGTAGTGGGTAACAGGGTTGACCACAGAGCGGTCAAAGGCTCGTGCAATCTCGTTGATTTCCCGTATGCGGTCAACCTCGTTGCGGTAGCTGACAGCGAATTGCTGACCGTTTCTCATGGCGACCGTGAGAACAAAGGGGTATTCCGACCGCTGACCCTTGCTGGTCGTAACGGTAACAATGTCTGCGACATTGAGAAGGGTTCCGTTGAAATTGTAAAGCATGGGTTCACTTCCTTTTCTTCATCGCTCTCGCCAACACCACGGCGGCGCAGTCCTGAGAGTCTTCGTCCCACCATGCACACCGCTGTTTCTGGCAGGGGCAGAGGGGAATGTCTTCGGGGCAGCTCATAGACAACGGGCAAATTTTCTTCTCATTCTCCATCGTCTACACCCCCCCCATAAAAGAAAGCGTTCTTCAAAGCGGTGTCCACATGGCGCATGATCTCAGGCGGCAGGGTGCAAATGTACTTCCAGTCTTCGGTCACATCAATGACTCGAACCTGTTCACACTCGACCATGCTCGGCTGTAAACTACCCCAAGTGATCGCAACATGGGTCGGCATTTCCAGCCGCTTGAACTTAGTGGTCATGGGAACGACAATGCTGGTGGGCGAAAACTGGTTGCCGACATTGTTCTGCACGACCACCCACGGACGCTTACCGGCCTGAACATGACCGCTGGCAGGCAGAGGAACATCAATGACAACAACATCGCCACGCTGATAAGGTTTCATAGTTACCTCCTGTATCTGGTCACGCTGTTGACAATCAACTCGACCTCGGATTGAGGGAGCGGTGGCTTGCAAGCCTGTTGATTGGCATACAGCAGTTCTTTGTAAATCTCTGCTTTGGTGTATCCTTGGTTGTGAAGCTGACCCGCCAGAGAAGTCAGGCTGAGGTTCCGGCTTCCCGGTGTGATAGGCGGGTATTCAGGCTTCAAATACAGCTTGCCATTTTCGGGGCGGCGGTGGATGGGGGAATAGATACGCTGAGGGGCGACCGTACCTGAGCTACTTTCCTTCGGCGTGTCGGGAAAATACTTCTCGATCACATAGTCAATCGCTGACTGGTTTTCAACGATCTCGGAAAAGATCAAAACCTCTCCGGTCATGATGAAGTACCGATTGCTCTTGTAAATCTCCACGGCGGCACGGTTGTTCTTACCCTTGAAGGGCAGCTCTCCACGAACGAGAATGTGAACCCCTCTCCCGCTCCGGGACTTTTCCGTGTAGGAGCGACAATGACCAATAATATCAGCCGCCAGCGGGTTTAGAAGCCCATCAGTAAAGCCATCGTCAATGTCGATACCTACAACCCCTGTATCGTGAAACACATAGCCAAGACCGTCATAGTAGCCGTGCTGGACATTGTGTTCAGCGTCAATGTAATTTGACCATGTATCTGGGTTAGATGAAGAAGCCGCCTTTCTCACGGTGGCCTGCATGGGAACCTTTGACCCGTCCCATACATTGACCCATGCCTTTTCCTCTCGGAGTTCAGCGGGTATATTCAAATAGCTCATAGGCTTACCTCAGCTTTCATACGGACTCGGTAAAGACCAGTCCCATCTATCGCCGCCACGGTAGGCGTTGCGGAAGTGGTTTCTCTTGCCATCGCCGGAGAACCACAGGTAATCCGCAGGAAGGACACGACCGACCTCAACCTGACCTTCTCTCTCTGCATACCAGCGGGTCAACACATCTATACAGAGAGTAATCAAATCGTCATCAATCGGATTTTTCTCTTTGTACCCTACGAATTGTTTAGGTGTAGTCACGACCGTTATAATATCGCCGTAACCATGATCGACACGGTTGAGCGCACACCACACACAAGCGGCTTTCTCAGCGTTAGAGCTGACCCCTCTGGCTTCTCCCCATAGCATTTTCGCCAGTACAATTACTTCCTCGTCTGTCCACGGCTGAGGTGTCACCTCCGGTTCTGGCTCCGGGGTGACTACCTCTACCACCTCGACAACGGGAGAAGGTTCTTCAACCTCAACCGTAGGTAATTTCAGACAGAGGACTGCAACAATGGTGACGAACCACAGGAAGATTGAAAATCTCAGCCCTCGCAAGGGGTCTTAGACTTGCTGGACTTGGGCTTTGTCGAGGTTCCAGCAAAATAGAATTTGTCATCTACGCAGATGGGGAAATCAGGAAAGAGCTTACTGACGGTCTGCGTTCCACGGGAGCAAATCTGCTCTGCCGCCGTCAACGACATTTCATCTTTCACGAAGTCCTTCCCAGCAGCCATGACATACGGCACTTTGCCGTCAATGCTTTTCAATTTCATTGGGTTCTCTCCTTTCACGGTTCCATGCTTCTACATCAACGCCGATACGCTTCAACATCTCCTTGCAGAGCCATGTGTAATCGTCCGGCATTTGATAATACTGGATAAGGCGGTCATGCTCGGCAGAGAAAGCGTCATAGAACTTCCGCAGGCGCTTCTTGCCAAAGCCAAGATGGACTCTCAGGGTGTAAAGCACCATAGCGTCAATGTCATCGGTGTACCGCCTGTCGGCTTCCACGATCTGACGATTGATTTCCATGTCCATCGCTTTCTTTTCGGCGGCGCTCAGAACCGCACCGAATACTTTGCCGCCAGCTTTCTTGACCCTCATACCTCAATGTCCTCGAAGAAGACGGGGTAGGTCTGTTTCAGCAGGGTCAGGAGCATATTGGCAACGACCCGCATATCAGGGTGAGCCGCTACGGGGCAGCGCATACGGCAGAAGTGCCGCCACTCTCTGAGGTCAGCAGTCATGACCACCTCGGTCTTCAAGCTGTTCGGAAGGACAGACCGGGCTTCCTGCGGGGTACAACCCTCATTCAGCAGATCGAAGTAGGCAACCTCAGCGTGTTCGCACGACCGCTTCCAGATACGATAGGGGGAGTCGGTGTCGGCAAAAGTGGACGGACGAATGACGGTAATCTCACCGCCGAAGCCCTCCTTGCCATAATTGCAGTATCGAGTGGACTCCTGACAGAACGCCGCCAGACGGTGACGGACGATCTCGTGGCTCACGCCCCGGTCGCAGATAAAGCGGACAGTGAGAGAGCCATGCTCGATAACAGCTTCGTGACCCCGCTTGATAATGCCCCGGACGAACTTCTCTGCGCTTCCGTCCGTGATCTTGTCCTCGGACTTATAGCAAGTGCGCCCTGCGGCTTGGATGGTGGTCAGAAGGGTCTTATAGTCGGGAGCGTTGATAAGCTCCACAGAAGGTTCAATGATTTTCACTTTCAGACTCCCTTTCATACCAAGGTTTGAAATTGACAATCTGCTCGTAGAGCTTGTCGGCTCTACCATTGAAACAAATTGTGCGGTCATCAACATGAACGATGGAAGGAACTTTTCTCGCTTGAATTTGTACCGTTGGAAACCCGTAGTGTTTCAGCCATTCAGCAATCGCTATCTGTCCCTCAAAAGACTCCGCACGAGAAGAACAAATGACCACACATAAACCCTCGCTTATGAGTTGTTCAATGACCTCTTTAATTCCTTCTACGGGAGGATCGGGGATAACAGCAGCACCCTTCCACCCACTTCGGTAGGAATGAATTACGCCATCGAAATCGAAAGAAACCGTTGGGATATACATACTTCACACCCCCGCAACATGGCTTGCCAACATATCGGCTTGGTGCGTCCACAGTACATTCGGGTACTGACTGACTGCTCTGGTGTAATCGTTCCACTCAGACTTGTCGGTGAAAGCGCCCATGTGGTAGCGGATACACATGATTTCTTCCTCGGTCAGTGTGTAGAACTGAGAGAGAAGCATGACGGACTTATCGCCGTGGCCTTTCAGAAGGGTGTCGGGGTTGTACTCCCACGCCTGTTCGTCATAGATTGATGTGCGCCCACCATTAAATTCTTCAATGTGGCCTGTTACCGGGTGGCGGTACTGGTCGATCTTGCACAGGTCATGGAACATACCCACGATGAAGGGAGAACGAGCCTTGCGCCAGATCAGGTGATTATCCTGAGTCAGCGTCAGGAGGAACTTCGTGACCATATAGGAGTGTTCCAGAAGACCGCCCTCGTAATTGCCGTGGTACTTGGTGGAAGCAGGGGCGGTAAAGAAGCCGTAAGCCGTCAGGTACTCCATCATGTCATCGGAAACAACAGAGGTTCCGTCAGGCAGCTTCATGAAATTCAGAAAATCGGTCACTTCGGACTTGGAGAAGCAGTCAGACATTTTCGTACTCCTTTCTGTGAATACTTTTTTCGCTGTCGAACCCGTCAGGATAACGAGCCAGCAGCTTATCGACATTGTGCTGTGCCACATATTCAAGGGTCACACCCAAGCCGGTCGCCAACTGTGCGACATACCAGAGAACATCGCCCAGCTCGTCAACCATCTTCATCGGGTCGAAAGCATGACCCTGAAACTCGGTCTTTTTCAGAATGTCAATGCACTCTCCGGCTTCGCCGTTCAAACCGTAACAGCCGTTGCGAACCTTATCCCATGAAGTCAGGTCGCCGGAAGTACGCTCGGCGGCTTTCTGATAATCATTCAGTGTCATCGTCAGCGACCTCCATTTCCACCACCGTCATAATGGCGTAGTTAGCGAGGTCAATCAGGGTGTCACGGATAGACTCGTCATTGACCTTCTGTTCACCGCCACGGGAGAGAGTTTTGAAGCGGCTGAACTTATCACCCAACCGAATACGAGCCATCGCCATTCCTTCTTCAACGAAGGTCTGGTGAAAGCTGTCACCGTAGTCATGGTTCTTACGCTCATAGAGATTGTTGATCTCCTTGCAGATTTCAGCGTGGCGCTGAACCTTGGAGAGCGAACAAATATAGGCTTCTGCCATTGTAGCTTATCCTCACTTTCAACATAGTTTTCAACATACCATTGGCGAGGGAGAGCCTTTCAAATTAGCCCTCCCTCGCACCCGGTATCAGCCAAGGAGAGCTGCCAAATCCATCGGTGTCTTAGGAGCGGCCTGAGAAGCCGCAGAAGCGGTTTTAACAGCAGAGGTAGTAACCGTATTGCCAGCGCCGCCCCAGCCCTCAGAGGGGCACTTATCGGCCAGACGGACGAAGGTAATGCTCTGTCCGGGCTTCTTCTTGTTCTCCTGAACATCATGTTCCACATCGCACTCGATGAAGTGACCAATCAGGTCGGTGTGGTCGATCTCGGTCAGATCGAAGTTGCCGAGCGCAGTCTTGGCGAAGTAGCTGAAAGCGTTGTAGGCACCCTCGTTGGGAGAGCCATCGGATTTCAGCAGGGAGAAGCGTTCGATGTGCTTGGAGCCGTTCTGCGTCTGCATATAGATTTCCAGCTTGCCGAAGTCTTCCTTGTACTTCACATCGGTAATCTGAAAGACATGAGTACCTTCGGGAATGAGGGTAAAACCCTCGGTAAGTCCGATTTTAGCCATTGTTTTTGTCCTCCTTCATGGTGTAGAAATTGAGCTGTTCTGTGTACTCGCAGGGGAAGATGATACCAACCAACTGGTCTTCATCATCGGGGTACTTGGCGTACTGCTTGACCAGCAGGGCTTTCGGTACGCTCTTGTCGCTGTCCAGATCGTAAGCATACAGGATTTCGCAGAAGTCAGACTTCTCGATCAGCGACCAGTCATCGTTAGTGACGGGGAGGGTCATGGTGCTGTCCTGCGTGGCGAAGATACGGACACAATCCTTGATTGCACCGTCCGGCTCAGGCATTACCGCCTTGACCAGCGTGGCGTACTCGGTGCAACCAACCTGAGAAATCAGGCGACCAATCCCGTCAGGCATTTTCTCGTTGCTGTATCCGGTCACGCTGCGGATACCATCGGGAATGAGCATAAGTACGGACGGGGAAGCAAGCCATCGTTCGTCCATGTACTCGTAGATAGCGCCGCCATCAGGGGCGAGGGACTTCACGAACTTGGAAAATTTCATAATTAAACCTCCGTTACTTTGTCATAGAATACGAAGATGGTGGACTGGTCGGAGTGAATATCACGAGCTGCTGTGAACAAAACTCCAACAAAATCGTCATCGGCATACTGGTCGAGAAGTTTGAGCAAATCATCTTTGCTCAATCTCTGCATACTCTGTGCCACTTCACGCACCTTCTTTCAAGGCTTTCGGGGAAATACGGTAGCTGTCCTCGGTGGTCGTGTACTTCGCCAGAATACCGTCCGCTTTCATAGCGTCCTTGTCGATCTTCGTGGTGGAAGTACGGCTGACTTCCCAATTATAGGCAGAGCCAGCGATAGACACCTTCTTGTCACCGTCACGGAACTGAGCGATTGCGGCTTTCTTAATCATGTCAGTCACAACCTTGTACCGCTTTTCCATGTCCGGGATACCTTCATGAGCCAAAATCCGTTCCATGGTGTCTTTCAGGTCTTCGGCTTCCTTGACCAGCGCCGCCATGTCGGTTTCGGGGGACAGGTTGTTGGTGCGGAGGGCTTTCAGGATTTCAGCGTCCTTGCGCTCGTCAAAGGCGGGAGAAATGCCACTCTCAACGAAGTCCTTCCACCATTTCAGGGCAGGCTTCACATACTTCTTCTCGAAGTCGGGATACCGCTCGGACACCTTGAAGGGACGGGTGATGGTGTTCTCACCGCTGCACACGAACTTCTCAGGGTCATCGTAGTCCTTGGGTTCGAGGAAGGAAGCGACCATGATAACATCGTCCACACCGAGAAGGTAGGCGTACAACGCCGCCTGCAAAGCGTAATACTCAGGAATATCGTCCTTCCAGTCCTCGACACGCTTGGAGGTCTTCATTTCAAGGACGGTGGTGGGCTTACCATCTTTGCCGTAGAGCAAGTAGTCCCACATACCACCGAGAATGGGGCTTTCCTTGAAGAAGTCGCCGTAGGTCTTATTGAAGTAGTCCTTACCCCACAGATCGGTCGGCGTGACCAGATTGCTCATGAAGTAGGTCTGCTTCATGTACTCGGCCTGCTTAGGTTCGATGGTCTTACCAGCGATGGTGTAGATGGTGTCCTCGAACGGCTTCTGATAGGTACGGGTCACTTCACACCAAATCTCGAACGGCGTAGACCACGGGTTCAGACCGAGGATAGTAGCAAAGCGAGTGCCGGTCAGCTTCTTCGGACGCTTGGGAGGGATAATCTGGATTTTGTTGCCGTCAAGCCATTCCATTTTTGTTTACCTCCTTATAATTCACAAATTCGTCAGCGGCACATTCCCGAACGGCAGTATCAGGGTTGTTACCGTAGAGCTTACAGCAATCCGCTTCCAAGTCTGCATTGACGCACTTACGGCAATCAATTTCAATCATGCCTTAGCCCTCCTTCGCCGTTTTCATTTCGTAGCCAGCCAGCATATTGTTTACGCCCTCGATCAGAGCGTCACACTTGTCGGCTTCGATCTTGGAGAAACCTTCGGTCTTCATGGCGATGGTCTGCACGAACTGTTCCTGCTCTGCGTCAATATCCATGAGCTTTTTCAGCAGGCTTTTCAGCGTACCGACCTGTTCCTCGGTAGCCGCACCAGCAGGAGCGCCGGTCAGTTCCTTCTTGATCTCCTGACGCTGTTCAGTGGTCACAGGGGGCTTCTTTGTGACGGCGGGAGCGGGGGTGGGGGTTGTGTCAAACTCACCGCTGTCGATACTGTCATGCTCCACAATGTCCAAAACGAGCTGCCACAGGTAGCGGCGAATGTAGGTGATGGAGCTGCCGGTCGCCTGCATTTCGTTTGTGACCTGATTACCAGCGTTGGACACGATGGGGGCGATGGGGGTATATGGTGCCACGAAGTCAATGTGGTCTTCGGGGTCGCTGACATTGTAGACACGAGCGGTCGCCTTGTCGCCGTACATGGACGGAACCATCATCAGACCGATTTCAAGGAAAATCTGCTCGGCCTTGGGAACAATGTCCGCCAACTCGAAATACTTATATTCGAGCTTCATGTGCTTGCCGCTCTTATCCACGCCAGCTTCGAGGAAGCGCACACGGGCAAGCTGTAACTTCTGGAACACATTCATGGTGGAATAATCCACCGCCGCAGTCTCAGCGGCTTTCTTGGTAGTAGCCATAGTTATACCTCCAACATTTCTAATAATTTTTTCTTGATGGAATTGACTCTGCGGGTATTTCGCTTGGGCGGCTTCTCTCCGAGGAAATCTCGGACATAACGCCGTGCCAGCCGGATATACCAGTCACGGTCAACCACATCAATCGTCAGGTGATTGTCGTTGTCCACGACACATTTTGCGGGGAGTCCGGCAATCTTGACGGGATTGCCAGTGCCAAGGTGGATTTTGTAGAGGGTTCCGCACCGATGGTCTTCCGTGGCATATACCCGGTTGACCTTCTGCACGACCTCCATCTGACCGTCTACCTCATGGAGAGCGTCACCATACTTGCTCCCGGCCTTGGCGACCAACTGGAAGTCCAGCAGGCGGTCGCAGCTCATGATGGTATCTTCGACCGGAACGCCGTAGGCCAGATAATCCTTGACCGCCTTGGCGACCACACAAGCGTTGTTATTGATGTTGAACGCTCCTGCCGGGGCAATCCCACGAACGAGAACGCCACCCTTGATTTTGGGGTCGCCCTCGAAGGGAACCTCGACATAATTGTTCACATCTTTCTGACAGATCATCTTGATAAGGTCTTCCTCCAACTCAAAGCCGGTTCTGTCCTGCCACTCCTGCGTGATCTCCTGATACACGGGAACATCGCAGTCATCAAGGCTGACCATGATACCATCGGTGTTGAGCTGAATGATCTTCAAAGTGGGGCAATCCTGAACAAGATGTTCCGCCATTTCAAGCAACTGCAACTGGCCTGAGATACAGACCGAGCGCCCCATGAGCGGGTCATACAGGTCGTTGTAGCGGTTCAGCATAGCGCCGTAGGTGGTGTTCAGCACCAGCTTCAAAGCGTTCGCCGTAGCCTTATCACCAGCCCTCTTTGCCTTAACACGCCGCTCAATGGTGGCGGCATACACATCGGGGGAGGGAATATTTCGGCTACAATAACCGTTCAAGGTCATCTGGTGCGGGTAGTAGCTTGCAACATCTTTGTTGCGGATAGAGCGGGTTTTCGTGGCTTCCTCTCGGTAACACGGGATAGCCCCGTGAATACCGCCGTAGGCGATGGTGCAAGGACAGCCGCCTACCATCAGATCGAGCTTTTCCTTGAACACCACTTCGTCAGGAATACTCTTGTCCTTCAACCGTTCGAAGAAGTCGAACACTTCCTGCGGAATGTACTGACGAAGCAGCTTCGGCGGATACTGGTATTCCCGCTCGTCATAGTGCGGTTTCTGCTCTGCGTCAAGGTAAGCAGCGGTCAGCTTGGCGTTAGTCATGTAGAGGGCTTTTGCAGGATACAGCCCCTTTTCACGACCCAGCGTGAGCTTACTGGACAGGTAGCCTTGACGAAGATCGTCCAGCCTATCGGTTGCGTCAACATCATGGCGGCAGTAGAACTCGACCTCTCGCTTCTCGTCCTCAGTCAGAGGGCGGTCGATGTTGAACGGAACAGTGGTTTCACGAATGTCCATTCCGAGGTGCGCTTCAATTGCTTTCAGGGACAAACCCATCTGGCAATCGTCCATCAGGTCGTATTGGTCGAAGAAAATCCCGCAGTCACGGAGAGGGGCGTACTCCCAGCCCTCGTGACCACCAACGATGATAAAATCGTTGACTGCCTTGATTTCCTCCGGCGTGAAGCCTGAGAGAACCGCTTTCAGAATAAATTGGTCATAGTGCTTGTTGTTGAACCCCGCCAACAGGGGTTCTTGGGTCATGAACTGTTCGACCGCTTCATTGTCATTCCAGATGACGGTGTACTCCTTCGTGACCTTGTTCTTGAAGACGAAAAGCCAATCGTAGGCAAACACCTCGCAGTCGAAGATGAATGGTTCAAGGTTCAGCGGTATCACCTCCAAAGAGATTATCCAGATACCTTTCGGCAAGGACTTCCTGAACGCCCTCCATGATGTAGAGCATACAAGGGAAAGCCACAGAGTTATGTTGAGCTTCACATAATTCCGTTTATTGGGACAAAGCCATTATGTTAATGGTGGGCACAAAAATGGCATGAATACAAGGCTTCTTGGGATTTTACTGCACATAATACTCCACATTTCAACCTTTAATCATAGCAGCTAAAACCTTTAAAGTAAGGGCTTACTTTTTCCGCTTGTTCAAGTAGAATTGTCATTGTAATAGGAGAAATTTCTACATGAAGGGCGGTGGGTATATTGCCAAACAAACTAATCAAAGACCTCATTGACAAAGGTGCAGTAACTCTAAAAGAACAGGGATATTCCATACGCAGTAGAGAATACACCCTATTGACATGGAAGCAATTTCAAGAGTTCTGCAATAAAAAGGGATATGAAACATATTTGCCCTCGCATAAAGATGAATTCATCACAGAACTCGGCAAGTGCACTCCACCTTTAAGGCAGTCCACAATTGACCGCAAAGCCGGAAGCATGAAAATGCTTGATCTGCTTGCCACCAAAGGTACATGGGGAAAGGGGATGCTCAATCCTCTGCAAGAGTTGTTGCCGGAATTCAACTCCTTTCTTGATGCGCAGGAAGAATATCTCATCAAAACCGGTTATTCAGAATGCACCAGAGAAACGATGCGAAATTATATCTCCGTAGTTATGCGGTACTTTCAGAATGCTGGTATAACAAAGCTGGAAGAGCTTAACAGCTCACATGTGTCGGCATATCTGCTGACGCTGAGAGGCCATGCAAAAAGTACAGTGCGTTGTGAACTCAGCCGACTGCGGAAGTTCCTGTCGTATCTGTATCTGCTTGGATATACATCCGAAAATCTTGCACCTCATGTACCTGAATATCGTCTGGGACAAGCACAGAGCATAATTAAAATCTGGGAGTCAGAGGAAATCAATGCAGTATTGGAAACCGTGAACAGAGCCAGCCCAAAAGGAAAACGAGACTATGCTTTCATTACTATTGCCGCTGAACTTGGTGTGCGAAGCAAAGATATCTGCAATTTGAAGTTGTCCGATATTGACTGGGAGCTTTGTTCAATCTCCTTTGTGCAAAGCAAGACGGGCAAGCCGAACACACTTCCTCTCAGCGAAAAAGTGGGATCTGCTATTATTGACTACCTGCATATTCGTCCGCAAACAAAATGCGAATACCTGTTTGTCAGTTTGAACCCTCCATATGGCAAGATGAAATCAATCCATTCAGCGTTCCATAGGTATGTCGCGCGTTCAGGGGTAAAAGTGCCAATTCATGCGCATCACGGCCTGCATTCTCTTCGGGCAACCGTTGCGACAAAACTGCTATCTGCCGATGTGTCTCCAGATATCATTTTTTCATTTCTTGGCCATTCGGACCGAGAATCTCTGGGACATTACATCCGTCTGGATATTGAAAACCTGCGTGAATGCGCCCTGTCGTTTGAGGATGGTGATCTCCTATGAGCAGAACTTACGAGTACAGAAGCGGACTGGCAAGTCAAATAAGTGCTTTTATTGCAGAAAAGCGGGCCTGCGGATGTAAGTATGAAAAAGAAGCCAAAACCTTTCAAACATTGGACCGGTTTCTCGTAGAACAAGGAATCAATACTCCAGTGTTGCCGGAATTGGTCGTTGAGAAATGGATTGAAAAGCGGCCCAATGAAAAGCGTAAAAATCAAAAATGGCGGCTTAATTTCACAAAACGCTTTGCCAAATATCTTCAATTGAATGGCTATGCCGCGTACTACCCCGAACTTACCATTTCATCTCGAGATGATGCTGACTTTTCTCCCTGCATTTTTACGAGCGATGAGTTGGCACGTATTATGAAATATTTTGAAACGATGGTTCCAAGCAGGCAATGCCCTACTGCGCACCTTGTCTTTCCTTTGCTGTTTAAGACTCTGATCTGCTGTGGATTACGTGCCGGAGAGGCAACCCGGCTCCGTGTAAAAGATGTAGATCTTATAAACGGCGTTTTGCAGATTTGGGAAACAAAGCATGACAAACCAAGATATGTTCCTCTGTCTAAAAGTCTGTGGGCGGACTACGAACAATATTTTGAAGAAATCCATGCGGAAAGTTCTGGTAACAACTATTTCTTCCCCAATCCCCGAAAAAGCTGCTACCATACAACCACAGTCTACAACCGGTTTCGGGATGCGCTATGGCATTGTGGAATTGCGCATAAAGGACGTGGATACGGTCCGAGGGTTCATGACCTTCGTCATACCTTTGCCGTTCGTTCTATGCAAAAGCTGAAAAAATCCAAGAGCGACATCGTGACTACACTTCCATACCTTTCGGCGTATCTCGGCCATTGCAACATGAGTGCGACGCAAATCTATCTGCATTTAACAGCGGAATGTTACCCTGAATTTATTCAAAAGCAGTGCGATTATCTTGGCGATACGATTCCAACATGGGAGGCGCCGAATGAAAACTGCTGATTTTGCCGCACATTTGACGGAGTTTCTTTCCCATTACCTGCCCGAACTTAAAAATATCAGTACGAACACGATTTCATCATACTGCGATGCATTTCGGCTATTCCTTGGCTATTGCCAGGATGTAGAGGGGATGAGGATTGAAAAGCTTTCCATAGATGATCTGACGCCGGAACTCGTTGACCATTTTTTGCAATGGCTGAGGATAGAGCGAAACAATGGAACCGCGACGCGTAGCCAACGTCTTGCAGCCATCCGCTCATTTGTTAAATACCTGCAGATAAAAGAGCCGCGCCTTTTGCTGAATTTCCAGCAAATACTGGCAATCCCAGTGAAAAGAGCTGAGCGCAAAGCGATTAATCCGTTGACAAAAGAGGCGATTGCGCTGATCCTGCGCCAGCCGGATACATCCACTCTCAGCGGCAGAAGAGATGCCACTATCCTGTGTTTTCTTTATGATACAGCAGCCCGTGTGCAGGAAATCTGTGACTTACGTATTGAAGATGTCCGTCTTGATTATCCTGCAAGTGTCAAGATCCTTGGTAAAGGCAGAAAAACCAGGGTAGTTCCCATTTTGCCGGCAACGGCGCAGAACTTGAAAAAATATCTTACTGAAATGCACATGCTTGCACCGGAAAAAAGTCATCTGCCGCTATTTATGAACCGCAACGGGCAAAAGCTAACTCGTGCAGGGGTTACGTACATCCTGAACAAATATGCCAAGGCCGCTTCAGTGATTGATCCTTCCATACCGGAGAAAATTCCTCCGCATTTGATGCGCCATACTAAAGCAATGCACATTTACGACGCGGATAATGATCTCGTTCATGTGCGCGATTTCCTCGGACATTCCGACATTAAAACTACAGACATATATGCCCGTTCAAGTCTTACAATGAAGCAGAAAGCTCTGGAACGAGTTTCGGATTCTCCAGTTCCCTCAATGCCTTCCTGGCAGAAAAGCCGGAGTACAATGGAGTGGTTGAAAAGTTTTGGGTCTCAAAAAGCATAGCACATTATGTGAAGCAACTGCGCCAGGAATCCTCTCCTGGCGCAGTTTTCACATCTGTTCTTCTCATAACGACCATGATTAAATAAACAGAGTTATGTTGAGCTTCACATAACAGTGTTGCCATTCCGTGCGTGGACTATGTTCTCCATGGCATTTCGCTGGTGCTTCTGGCAAGCTGAATGTGCCTTGTTGCTTCTGCTTCGTTTACGCTTGCTTCTTTGTTGGGTTGTGTGAATAGCTATTTGTCCTTGGGTGCAGTATGCTTTGCCTGCAAAATACAGAAAGGAGAACGCTCCATGAATGCGAAAAAGAATCTCTGTGCAATGATTCCCGCAGACCTCCACGCCAAGGTCATTGCGGAGAAAGAGCAGCTGGCGCTGAGCACCTTGGGAGAATATGTGGAACTGGTACTCAAAGAACACTTCGAAGGAGGAAAAACGATCATGGCAGCAACCAAAACCTTGGCATTCCAAATCTCTGAGGAACTGGATCAGCGGCTGAAGAACTTCATCGCCGCCGAAAAGAAGCGCGGCCGGAAGATCAGCCAGAAGGAGTTCGTCATCGGACTCATCGAACAGGCGCTGGCCGAATATGAGGCGCAGAACCAGACCGAGGAAACGACCAACGAATGAGATACCGCATGGACGCCGGGGAATGAACCCCGGCGGCTTTTTTCTTGGAGGTGAACTATCCTGTACATCTATCCCGATAACCTGACCGCCAAAGCAATGCTGTGGCTTTGGGAACTCAAGGATGTGGGCGTCATCGGCGTAGGGCTTTTGCTCTCCGTCCTGGCGCTGACCCAGACCGGAATTTTTATTCCGCTGGTGCTGACGGCGGTCTACGCCTTCCTCAGCATCCGGTTTGACGGCACCAGCATTCTGGACTTTATCCGGTATGCGGTGGCCTTCCTGATCACCAGACAGCAATTTTATGAATGGAGAATGTGATATGAGCTATGACGAAACCATGTTCGGTACGGCGCCTCCTTTCTCTTTTGAGGAAACCGAAGGATACGAAGAAAAAGATCTGTCTGCTTCGCTGACCCTTCGGTGGAGCCGGAAACGCAGACGCTGGGAGTGTGACAATGCGTATTTCTGGCACGAGTCCCAAAACAAGTGGTGCTGCCGCAGTGAGGACGGCAGATATTATCACGGCTTCCGCAGTCTGCGGGCCCTTCTGAAAAGCTATGTGGGCGGACGCCTGTGTGAAAGCTCCCGCTGCGATGGTGCGAGAAATGTCCGGGCAAAATACTGGTTCCGCCAGCACCCCAAGACGGTGACCTGCCGCGTCACCATCCGCTGCACCGGCCTGTTTCCGGCGCTCTTTTCCAAAGGAGGGATCACAGTATGAGCAGAAAGAAAAAAGATAAGTCGGCCCAGTCTACCCGGCAGCTCATGGGGATCGACAGCGTCAAAGACTACTGCATCGCCACCCGCATGGGCGACCTGGTATTCTTCATCATCAAGCCCACCAACATCAGCGTCCTGCCGGACTCCAGCATCAGCGCCAGAATCTACGCTCTGCTGAATGTGGTCAAGGGACAGGCCGAGATCGAGATGCTGGCGCTCAACTCCAAGGAGTCCTTTGAACGGAACAAGACCTTCTATCAGGAACGGCAGACCTGCGAGGAGCTCCCTGCCATACGCAGGCTTCTGGAGCAGGACAGCACACACCTGGACCGCATTCAGGTGCTGATGGCCTCCAGCCGGGAGTTTTATATCATCATCCGGCTGCGGAAGGAAAAGGATACGGATGTGTTTCCGTACCTCAGCCGCATCGAGCAGAGCATCAATGACAACGGATTCACCACCCGCCGGGCCGCCGAGCAGGATCTCAAACGGATGCTGGGCGTCTACTTCGAGCAGAATGTGACCACCGAGCAGTACGAGGACTACGACGGTGACCGCTGGGTCATTGTGGGCGAATAAAGGGAGGAATTCCATGGCAAAGAAACGAGTAAACCCCGCACCTCAGGGCCGTGAGGAGGCGAACATCAAGTCCTTCCTGGACATGATCGCTCCCTCAGTGGTCAGCTTCATGCCGGACCACTTCATCTGCGGCAACACCTACCGCTGCGTCTGGGCCCTTCGGGAATACCCCACCAGCACGGACGAGCAGGCCATCCTCCGCCACCTGGGAGAAAAGGACGGCATCACCCTGCGGATCTACACCCGGCAGGTCACGCCCGCAGAGGAAAAGCGAATCATCCAGAACGCAGCCAACAAAAACCGCATGAACAGTTCCAACACCAATGACCTGCAGCAGACGGTCACCGCCGAGAGCAACCTGCAGGATGTGGCGACCCTGGTGGCCGCCATGCACCGCAACCGTGAGCCGCTGCTCCACTGTGCGGTCTATATCGAGCTGACCGCCTCGGACTACAACACCCTCAAGCTGCTCCAGACCGATGTGCTGACGGAGCTGGTACGGAGCAAGCTGAATGTCGACAAGCTCCTGCTCCGCCAGCAGCAGGGCTTCCGCTGTGTCAATCCCAGCGGTCACAATGCCTTCGGCGTCCAGTTTGAACGGGTGCTGCCCGCCTCCAGCGTGGCAAATCTCTATCCCTTCAACTACTCCGGCAAACTGGACCCCAAGGGCTTCTACATTGGCAAAGACAAATACGGCAGCAACATTCTGGTGGACTTCGACCAGCGGGACGAGGATAAGACCTCCGCCAACATCCTGATCCTGGGCAACTCCGGTCAGGGCAAATCCTACCTCATGAAGCTGCTTATCCTGAACCTGTTGGAGTCCGGCAAGTCCATCATTTCCCTGGACGCCGAACACGAACAGCAGGAGATGTGCGAGGCGGTGGGCGGCTGCTTCGCCGACCTCATGGCCGGACAGTACATCATCAATGTGCTGGAACCCAAGTGCTGGGATGACGGCGGCGATCCCAATGCCACCGACGCGCCGGAGGCCTTTCGCAAAAGCACCCTGCTGGCCCAGCACATCTCCTTCCTGAAGGACTTCTTCCGGGCCTATAAGGATTTCAGCGACGCGCATATCGATACCATTGAGATCATGCTGTCCAAGCTGTATCAGAAGTTTGGCATCACCGAGCGCACCAACTTCAGCCGGATGCGTCCGGAGGACTATCCCATTCTCTCCGATCTGTACGACCTCATCGAGCAGGAATTCAAAAACTACGATGCCGGTCAGCACCAGCTCTATACTGAAAAGCTCCTGCAGGAGGTGCTGCTTGGCCTGCACTCCATGTGCAAGGGGGCCGACGCCCAGTTCTTCAACGGACACACCAACATCACCTCCAGCCGCTTTCTGGTGTTCGGCGTGAAAAGGATGCTCAGTGCCGCCAAGAATGTCCGCAACGCCATGCTCTTCAATGTGCTGTCCTTCATGTCCGACAAGCTTCTGACCGTGGGCAATACCGTGGCGGCTCTGGACGAGCTGTATATCTGGCTGTCCAACCCCACTGCTATCGAGTACATCCGCAACTGCCTGAAGCGTGTGCGAAAGAAAGAATCCGCCATGCTTCTGGCCAGTCAGAATCTGGAGGACTTTGACCAGGAAGGCGTCCGTGAGATGACAAAGCCCCTGTTCAGCATCCCGCCCCACCAGTTCCTGTTCAACGCCGGCTCCATCGACAAGCGATCCTACATGGATATGCTTCAGCTGGAGGAGTCGGAATACAACCTCATCAAGTTTCCTCAGAGGGGCGTCTGCCTGTATAAGTGCGGCAATGAGCGATACCTGCTGGAGGTTCATGCTCCGTCCTACAAGGAGAAACTCTTCGGATCGGCAGGTGGTCGCTGATGGCTGTGCCTGCGGCAATCGCAAAAGCCGCCGCCATGCTCCTCACCAATGAAAAGACCCGAAAAGGTGTGGGCTGGATTCTGGTGGCAGTCTTTTCACCGGTCATTCTTTTGATCGCCCTGCTCTGCGCCATTGGTTCCGGCGGTTCAGAACACAACAACTATTCGGTGGAGGCGTGCTTCTATGGAGGCGAGTTCTCCGCCGAAGTCCCTGCGGAGTTCCGGTATCACATTGAGGAGATGCGCTCGGCCTTTTCTCTTCTGGACTCGGCGGTGTCCTCTGCCAATGGGCAGATGGACAGCGGCAACAGCCTTGACCCCATCCGTGTCAAGGCTGTTTTTTATGCCCTCTGCTTTGGGGAGGACGCCCCGTCCACACGGGCGGCGAACAGCTTCGTGGGGTGCTTCTACACCACCGAAACCCGAACCCGAACCGTGGAAGTGACTCTGGAGGACGGGACTACCAGTACAGAGGAAGAAGAATATACCGTCGCGGTGCCGATCTCGCTGTACCAGGCATACGCCAATCTGGAAGCCCATCTGGGCAGAGCAATCACGGAGGATGACAAAAGCAACATCGACCACATCTATACCATGATAGCCGGTGCCGTGGGTGGCGGCAGCTACAGCGGCGAGTATCTCCGAGGGGATGGGAGCAGCATTGAGCTGGACATCTCCACCTTCACCGATCCCACCACCAAGAATGCCGCTGACCTTGTGACCTACGCCATCCATGCCTGGGAGTCCGGCTGGGGTTATGTCTGGGGAACCTACGGCAGTGTCCTCACCGATTCGCTCTTCGCCTATAAGTTGGAGCAGTATCCGGATGGCGTTGGTACCTACGCAGACTTCATCCGGGCCAACTGGCTGGGAGGACGGACAACGGACTGCGTCGGTCTCATCAAAGGCTATGGCTGGCTGAATCCCGAAACCCTCACCATTGACTATGCCACCAACGGCATGCCCGACCTGGGAGCAAACCAGATGTACTACTCCGCATCGGTGTCCGGTCCCATTGATACCATGCCGGATACTCCCGGCCTTGCCGTCTGGCACGACGGACACATCGGCGTCTACATCGGAAACGGCGAGGTCATCGAGGCCATGGGCACCAAGTACGGTGTGGTCAAGACCAAGCTGGAAGGCCGCGGCTGGACCCACTGGCTGGAGATCGAATACATCAACTACAACTGAGAAAGGAAGTGCCAATGAAACAAGTGAACCTGACCATCACCTTCGATGAGGAGAAGCTCTCGGCGCTCAAACGCTACATGGGCAAGAAGGAGCTTGACCTGGACCGTGAGATGACGGATGCGCTGGTGAAACTCTATGAAAAATATGTGCCCGCTCCGGTGCGTGAATACATCGACGAGAGCGATGTAAACGCCGCTGCTCCGAACAAGTCCCGCCGCAGCCCGAAGCCTGTCACGCCCAAACCCGCAGAAGAAGTGGAGGCGTCGCAGTGAACAGCAAAGACATCACCCTCTGGATTGACGAGCGTTGGTACGACGCCCTCAGCAAGCATCTGAAAGATGAAACGCTGGAGGAGCATCTGGAGAATGTCCTTGATGAAATGTGCAACCAGCTTCCTCAGCGGGAGTACGAGCGCATCAGCCACGAGCTCTGGGCAGAGCAGCAGGCGGAGAAGGAGGCTCGGGAGGCCACACGGCGCTTCGCCGTTTTCCATGTCACGGAGGGCGGCAGTGCCGACTACTTCCTGACGGAAGAACATATGGAGTTCCTGCAAACTGCCCGACGCCTTCGCAGCTATATCCGCAAGGCAGACGGCGACGCCCCCGCACACTTCACTGAAATGTTTCCCCGTGGAGAGAAACTGTCCCGTGAGCAGTTCGAAACATATGTGTCGGAGCGGCTGGATAACACCGGCAGAGTGGTCGGTGCATTCGACATTGACCTGGACAGCGGCTACCTCGATGCCCTCAACATCATGGACGGCTGGAAGCGATTCCGCATTCAGGATGTCAGCACCGCCGTCTACTTCGCCACGAAGAAAAGCGCCGCGTCACCGGACGAACAGTGGCGCACCTTCCTGGATCGTCTGCAGGGAAAAGAGATCACATACGAAACGGAGCCCCAGTATCTCACCGGTATCCGGACGCTCCACGCAGAGGACATCTCCTTTGCGGAGGATATTATTCAGAACGACAACCTGCTGGAGTTCTACATGGAAGTATCGTTCCATGCGGACGAGGTGTTCGGAACCAACGTCTGTACCACCGAGAACGATGACTGGCTGAACATCTATGCCAACTACGATCTGGATGCCCGCCGTGTCTGTGACACGCTGGAGGTGTATCTGCAGCGGGGCAACGGCGATGAGGAGGCGTTCAAGTATCGCCTCAGCGCCGAGGAACAGGCCCTGCTCCTCCCCAGGATGAACACCTACTGTCAGGAGTACTGGGGCCAAAGTCTGGAGGAGTGCAGTGCGAACTATCTGTCGGAGCAGAGTCCGGCATCCCCGGAGATGCAGATGTAGCGCCGTGTTGCCCCCTGTGGGCCGCTGTGTGCGGCTTTCAGCGGCTGACCGACCGAGTACCCCGCCCTGGGGAAACAGGCGGGGTTTGTGCCGCTTTTCGAGGGAGGTGGAGGCCGACGAAAGGCAAGCAGGAGAAAGGCCCGACGCTCCTTGTGCGCCGAGCCATTCACAACTGCCCGCAGTGCGGGCAGTTTCAGGCTTTTGGATAGGCCGTTCCTTTTGAGCCTAAACAGCAGCAGGAACGCTCCATTTTACGAGAACGCCGCTGTACCAAGGGTTTTACAGCGGTTCCAACAAACAAGGAGGTACTATGGTAAAAGGAAAACAGAAGGTAACTGTATGGATGACCCCATCTGTGAAGGAGCAGATTGAGGACACCTATCGGTCAGATAACTGTAGAACCCAAAGTGAGTTCATCGAAAAAGCAGTGGAATTCTATCTTGGCTATCTGCATACCAAGAACGCCGGCGCCTTTCTGCCCGAAGCACTCTCTGCCATGATGACCGGCACACTGGATTACTATACCGGGCGCATGGGCTCGCTCCTGTTCAAGCAGGGCGTGGATCTCCATGTGCTGGGACAGATCATCGCTTACGACACCGACATCGACGAAGGCGAATACCAGCGCCTGCGCGGAAAAGCCATCCGGGATATGAAGCGCACCAACGGGCGCATCTCCTTCAAGGACGCACTGGACTTCCAGAAGTCGGTGTAACCCATGGCAAAGCTCGTACAGAAAAGCGGCTATATCCAATCGGACAAGGCCGGCGGGTACATGAAGTACATCGCCACCCGTGAAGGCGTGGAGAAGCTGTCCGGAAACGGTCCGGTTACCAAAGGCCAGCGGGAGCTGATCCAAAAGCTGCTCCATGACTTTCCCGATGCTGCGGAGCTGTTCGAGTACGAGGACTACTGCAAGACCCCAACGCTTGGAACTGCCTCCGCATTCATCACCATGGCGCTGGATGCAAACCTTCATGAGATGAACTCAGAGAGCGGATACATGTCCTACATTGCCACCCGTCCTCGTGTGGAGCGTCACGGCGCACACGGCCTGTTCAGCTCCGCTCCGGCAGTTGACCTGAATGCAGCCATGTCCGAGCTGGAGGCCCATGAAGGAAATGTGTGGACCATCATCTACTCCCTGCGCCGGGAAGATGCCGCCCGCCTGGAATACGACAACGCGGATGCGTGGCGCACTCTGCTCATGATGCACACACAGGATCTGGCCAGGGCTATGCGGATACCGGTGGATCACTTCCGCTGGTACGCAGCCTTCCACAATGAGGGACATCACCCCCATATCCACATGATGGTCTGGTCGGACAATCCCAAGGAGGGCTTCCTGACCAGAGAAGGCATTGCGGCCATGCGCTCCAAGCTGACCAACACTATCTTCCGGGATGAGATGAATCAGATCTACGAGCGGAAGGATGTAGCCTACAAAGATCTGGTCGAGACAGCCCAGGACACCATGCGGGAGCTGATCCACAGGATGAATCACCAGCTCTGCGACAACCCCGTCATCGAGGAGCAGATGCGCCAGCTGGTGCAGGCTCTGGAAACCACCACCGGGAAAAAGCAGTATGGCTATTTGAAAAAGCCACTGAAAGCGTTGGTGGACACCATCGTGGATGAGCTGTCCCGACAGCCGGAAGTAGCGCAGTGCTACGAAATCTGGAATCAGATCCGGGACGAGCTGAACGAGTGCTACGGCAGCCGCACACCACGGGAGCATCTCCCGCTCTCCCAGCAGAGGGAGTTTCGCAGAATCAAGAACGACATCATCCGGGAGGCCGAGAACATCCGTCTCGGCCTCCCAACTTTTGAAGATGAAGCACTGCAGGACGAGCCTGAGCCGGAGGAAGCACAGGAGGAACATCGATCCACCAGCGTATACGATCAGGCACAGCGCTACCGTGCCGCCAAATCCGTGCTGCAGGATGTCTATGCGCTGGATGAGGAACACGCGGAAGCGGTTCGGGAGCTGGAGCAGCTCTGGGCAGAGGGATATACGGTGGCAGCCCACCAGCTGGGTAAGTTCTACCGGGACGACCTCTCCACCATGCGGGATCATGAAAAAGCCGAGCGGTGGTTTCGATTGTCCGCAGAGGCCGGAAATGACTTCTCGGAATACGCCCTTGGGAAACTGCTCCTTTCTCAGAAACGCACAGCGGAGGCATTGCGCTGGCTGGATAAGGCTGCCGGGCATGGAAACCAGTTTGCCCAATATCGTTTGGGAAAGCTCTACCTCGCCGGCGAGTCTGTAAAGAAGGATGTGAGAAAAGCTCTGGAGTACCTGACCGCTGCCGCCGAACAGGGAAATTCCTTTGCCCAATATACCCTGGGCAAGCTGTATCTCCTGGGCCGGGATGTGGAGCAGGATCGGGAGCAGGCCAGGGAGTGGTTCACACGCTCAGCCGCCCAGGGCAACCAGTACGCTCAATTCTTCCTCGACCGCTTCGACCAGTTCCGTGATCCGTCCGTGATGCTGGCGGCAACCAAGCTGCTCCATCACATGAGCCGGATCTTCCGGGATAATTCTGTACCGCCTCATAACCCGGCCGGAATCCGCATTGACTCCAAACGGCGCACACGCCTGATGGAGAAACGTATGGCCATAGGCCACAAGGCAGACGATCACGAGGAGCAGGTGTCGTATCAGCAGACCATGTAA